CAAGATCGCACACTTCTTTATACCCATTTTCAATTTGTTTTTCTGAAATACGTGTATCTTTTTTCAAATAATTATCTAATAAATTTTTCATATCCATAATTTCTTTTATATATAAATATATCGTTCATTCAATAATTAAAAAAAATAACTATATGCTTCTTTAAAAATGTCAACATAATTTTTAAATGCCGTCCCAGCTAATAAACCACTATCTAATTTACTTTGTAACCCATCGTACACTTTATTAGCATCAGGGTTTACCATAACATTTTCAAATGTTTCTATGTATAATCTAGCAAGAGCCTCTGAATATTTATCTTTATTATCGCTAAATGATGTCTTGTTTGCAATTTCAGGAACTATAGCCATTAAACCACCTAATAAAGAAATTGCCATATTAATAGACTGATCGTCATTATCAAAGGCAATGATTGGTGTTGAATAGTTGTTAACTTTAGCACAACTTTGTTTTGCAATATAGGTTTCAGCAATATTTCCTCCATAAAGACTTGATGTTTGGAATGAGAATAAGTTATGATTAAATGAGAATATAACCTCTCCATCAACTCTATTTGAAATACATACATTAGCAATGCCAAATAAATAAGTTTTTAAAAGTTTATTACTGAGGTTATCAATATTAATCAAAGAATTTAACCTATCTTTTAATACACTATCGGTTGTTCTAGTAGTTTCAGAATCAACAAAAGGTATTAATTGATATTCGCTAGCAACATTACTTTTACAAGCGGCCAATGTATCCATTAATGGTGTATTATTAACCGTCAAATTAGGATTTTTTGTGTAACCAGTACTTAATTCCCATTTTGATATACCTTCTTTAATCACATCACTTTTAACTCTTTCTAATAAATTTTTATTTATTGATGCAACAAAACTATCGGGTTTTGGTAAAGTATAAATTGGTACTCTAACCCCTTTAAATTCTGTTTTAAATGACTGTGCGTCTATATTATGTTTAACCTCATTAATAAAATATGCTCCTCTAAAAAGAGGTACGTGTCTTAGATTAAAATACATTGTTGGTTGTATCATCGCATTACCCATACTTGTTACTCCGCAGCTGTATGACCTTGTTCTATAGATACTATATAAAGATGTAGATTGTTGAGCCACTTTATTTGCGGATGCGGAATTTGCAAGTTCGGCTTCTAATTTAATTGACTCGGCGGTATTTTGTTTTTCCGCCATATCTAATGATAAATCACTAAACATATTTTGATTTTTAATACCAAAATCAACATTAAATGCACAAACTAAATTTTCTTTTTCCTTATCTATATTTTCAGTTGTTTTCCTTATGGTATTTGTTGTTTTTCTCAAATCCAAAACATCGTCACCAAATTTATTAAATTCTGAGTCATTGGCTAAATGTTCCGATGTATTTCCAATATACATACAAAGAAATTTAGGTTTTGAATTAATGTAATCAACATTTAAGTATGTACCAAACATTGAGTTTGGTATCTCATAAGGTATGTCTTGATCTTCTCTTACCGCCTTTTGTAAATTATAAAAATTAATGTACGCAGGCATTGCAAAAAATAAAAAATGATTTTTATCCAAGATTGAACTAACCACGTTCATCATTGACATATTATCGCTATTTTCTAATACACTACTTAATTGTGTTACGTCAATTGTATAACTATTTCCAATATCACTATTCGCCCTATCGTAAAATAAAAAGTCTTCAAATATTGTTTTATCTTGAAGCTCGCTACCTGCAATCCATTTATCATTTAATGTTTTAAGTGTTGAGTACGTTTCTAATTTTATAACATTACCATTAACAGGCGATTGTATTGCTGTTTGATTTGATGTTATTTCCTTTAAGTTTCCTCTTAAAAACATAAACGTTTCATCAATTAGGTTTTGTTGATAAACTTCTTTTTCGTCTAAAAAACCAATAATTAAATTTATAAATTTAGTTTTATCTAATGTCGGATCTTTTATTTTATTTGTAACATACAATTTTATTAATTGTGAAAATCTTTTAATATTATCCACTGCAAATTCAATGTCCATTTCTTTAAAGAAGTCGGTAATGATTGAGGACGTACCATTATAACTTAATTCACTTATTGTTGAAAATCCTACATATAATTGCAATGTTTTCCATTCTTCAGGATAACTCGCTTTTGATTGTGTTACCGTGACTTGTGGAGGTAAGTTTCCTGAATATGGACTATACTTATATTTAACTTGATCGTTTGTTGGAAGATATTTTGGTGAATTTGTAAATTCACTAAAAATTTGTCTATCAAAATTTCCAGGATTTCCGATTCTAAGTATAACGTCAAAATCTAAAAATTCTTTAACTCTTTCCGTAAAATTTTCCATTTGTGAAAAATATTCAGGTTTTACAAACAAATTTTTCATTTGTGAATATAAACTTTTTTCATCACCATTTTTTAGTTTTGGTGGTGTTTCTAATGTCCCTGAAAAAATCTCATCTTCTAAAAAAAATGTTTTTTCAGTCGCATATGGATCAATAAATAATAAAAATCTTTTTTCAAAAAGATCTAAAGTTTCTTTATTAAAAATACCAAATATCTCCTCAATTGTACTATATTCTTCATTGTTATTTAATAAATCAAAAGAACTTTGTTCTGTTTTTGATGTTTTAATTTTTTTAATATACTCCCAAGGCTGTGGTTTTTTTATTTTACTATTATCATAATACCCATAATGAGGTGAGTCCCATAAACTTTTTACTGTTCCATTATAAAAAGCCGGATTATCTTTTAATGGTATTTTTTCAACACCATTTTCATCAAAACACTCAAAAATTGATTGATTTATAAAAATATCATCATGAAACGACGGAAAATAAAGGTAAGAATCCTCATTATAAAATGGTAAATTTGTATCATTTTTTATTTTATATAAAACACTAAAATTTTTAACTATTGTTTGCTCATATGCATTATTTATAGTTGGTGCTATTGCTTTAGTAAATAAAGGTCTAAAAATTCTGTCATTTCCAGGTCCAAATAAATCTTGTCCAGTATATGTAGAATACAAATCTTTTTTAGAAAAAAAGTAATATACATCATTACAAACTTTTGGATAAAACCCAACATCATATGTTTTAACAACGCTTGGTATTCCAAGTGGAATCCCTTGCGTTTCTTGTTGTAAAGTAAAATTAAATGTGCCTCCATCAGGGTTAGTATAGGTATATGTTTTTGATTTAGAATTACCTATCGGATCCCAAGCAGCCGCCGCGTCAAAATCCTTCCACACATAATTATCATCTAATATGTCATTACCTGTTTCAACCCATTTTTTATAACGATGCCAAATCGCACCATATTTTAAAACCCAAGCATATGGTACTTGGTGGATTGCTGATAATTTATTAAATGACGCAGCTAAATAATCCAAATCACTTTGTGTTCCTCCATCAACTGTTTTTAATTTTTCTCTTGTGGTAATTAAAGGAAGTGAATTTAAATACAAATACCCAAGAGCGGCATATGGTGTTTCCCCTTTTGTTTTTTCTAATTCAACACCACGCATAATTGAATTTACAAAATATGGGGTATTTAAAAGTGATGTTGTTTGTAATTTTGTTTTAACTTGTCCGATATATTCATTACCATAATCAATTGCGGTTTCAGTAAACACAAATGAATTTGGGTCATTAGTTCTTTGTTCAAAAAATTGTTTTAGTGTTTCGCGAGTGTTAACAGGAATTTCTTGTCCTGAACTATTAGTAACTGACAAAGAAACAAAACTATTATCAAAAATTCTATTATTAACAAACATATTAACGTCTTGTCCGTCATAATTAGTATCAAGTCTTGCAACCTTTTTTAAACTTTCTTCAATTTTAAAAATTTTAGTAGTTTCTCTAAATGACTCAGTACCACCCACCTTTATCCCATCTGCCATGTTAGAAAAAATCCAACCACCATTTGTAAATGGATATGTATCTAAAAATGATTCTTCATTTGACGCCGAATCTTTTAAATAATCTTGGAATTTTATTTGTAAATCCGAAGTAGTGGTTACTTGTTGTTTAGTTAAATAATCTAAACTAAATAAACTATTTTGATTTTCAGTCACTAAACTTGTTGATAAATCCGGTGTTGAAAATAGATTATTTTCATAATACCACCACTGTCTAATGAAATTTGTTTTTAAATAATCTTTAAGGGTAATATAAGTAAATGGGTAATTTTTAAACAAATCAATAAGTGGTAAAATATTAATAATTGAATCAATTATGTTTTCCCCCTCAAGATCAGCAATTAACGTATCTATATGATAATTTTTATAATTTTTATAATTAAATTTACCATAATAAGCATTAACATAGGATCTTTCTAATATCTCAAATAAAAGGTTTGACCTGTTAGTATTAAAATAGGGGTTATTTGTTTTGTATATAGAATTTAATTGTGATTTTTTTGTAACTTTTGTGGGATCAGTATAAACACTATTATCAACATTAGATAATTTGGAGGATGCGGCCGCCAAATATTGTTCAGTAAACTCTACTTCAGGCCAAATTGTAAAGTTGTTTCCTTTTGTTTGATTCACATATTGAGGATCTCCAGGATATTGTATCTCATATAAATTTCTACCATCTTCATTTTTTTGAACATAATATTGTGGCCAAGGATAAACGATTTGATTTGTATCATTATCATTTCTCTCTACGGATGGTTTTGTTTTATCTAAAATAGCGTCAATTCTTGCCCTATCTTCCCTTTTTTCCCACGCCTTTCTATGGGTATCATCCATTAATTTATAAAATGAATCAATACCAGCAAATAAAACGGCAAAAACATTCCTTATTGTTGGTATAAATCCAATTCCTTTATCTGACGCACCTATTTTTTGTGCTAAAACTTCACTTAATTTAATTTCAATATCTTGTTCACGAGTTTTAAGCTCATTTTCAGTGTCACTTATAATTTGTAAAAATCCTGGAGGAGATACAACTAAATTTTGTTGATTATTATCCTTAATTCCAAATACAAAAAACGTTGTTTTAGATGGTTTTTTTACTAAATTAACATCTAACTCATAAGTTAATACAACCGATGTAGCGGCCAAATTTGCAACAAATTTACTATACCCCTGAGGGTCTTGCATTTTTGTTTTACCAGTTCTAGCAAAGAACGTATCTTCATATTCTTTTTCAGTAAAGGGTTCTGTCGTTAAATCTCTTTCTTTTACAATATTTTCATACTTTAATTTTGAAACAAGTGGAGATGCCAAATCTGAAGGAGTTTTAACACTATTTATCGTATACGACCCACCTTTACCAAAAGTAGTATTAAATTCATACATATCCGTTAATAACGGAGATTCTTTACTTGATGAACCCAATAATGTTGTTATATTTTTTATATATTTTCTGTGAGCATCCCTTACAGTTTTATTAATTTCAGGCTTGTACGGGTAATAATATTCTCCATTGATTACAAAAACATTATTTAAATCTAAATAATCATTTATTGAATTATCAAATACTTCTTTTTTAAGATTTTCTAAATCTTTTCTAAATTTATAGACTTCAGTTAAAATTTGAAAATCCCCTTTCTTTGTAACGTCTTCTTGTAACCATTTTACAAAACTTTGAATCCTATACATGAAATCCTCAATTGATAATCTTGGGAAATTTGGTGGTATCAACCCTTTAGATTCATAATTTGCATACGTTTCTTCTAACAGTTGTCTACCTAATGTTGTGGATACTTTTTTTTGATTCTGCAATCCAACACCTATTTGGTTAGAATTTGAAGTATTACCTCCAACAATGTATTCTTTTTTATACATTTTTGGTAGGTTTTTTCCATACCCAAAAAGTGTATCAAATAACAACGCACCTGGTCTTCCCATTAGTTTTAAACTAATATCAAAATTTCCGCTTTTAGGATCTAGTTTAGCATTAAAAGATATTAACGCCAATTGATATCTTAATGCCTTCCCATAGTATCCTTTTAGTGTAAGATAAAACGCTGGATATGGTAAATTAAAGAATATTGAGTATAAAGAATTTTCTCCTTGTTCAAAAAGGGTTCTTCCTTGTACATCAACAAGTGTCATATCTACTTGTGGAACACCGGCCGCTGTTATAGTAACACTTATTGACTTAATACCGAGTGTTTGAACATCTTGATAATTTGTGATGTTTCTATTAAATACATTTTTTGTTTTACCATTACTGTCAGTTACTTCACTTACTTGTTCGGTTGTTTGATTATAACCCGCACCACCTCTTGAACCTTGTCCCGTTAATTGGTCAGACCAACTGGTATCAAACGTACCCTTTTTATTTTTTGGTTTTAAAAAATTTAAATTTTCATTTTCGTCTCCACCAATAAAACTAGCGACTGTGGTGTTTACTATATCTAAAGTTTCACCAACCGCCAATTTAGTTCTAGGTACTATTTTTGTTTCTAAATTAGCATAATAAACTAAATCCTCATGCTGAACTAATCTTTCTACGGGAGAACCATCTTCATTTTGCACAATATTTGGATCTATGACAATAATATTATCATATTCCGTATCTACATAAACATTTTTTGTTTGTACTCTACCTGCCATAATAAAATATATGTGTATCTAAGGCCGTTTTGTAGTCTTGTAATGAACTAATTAATGGGAACGGTATTGTTAAAACAGTACCGTCAGGAATATTACTTTCCAAACCTCCAAACTTTGGGTTAGCTTGCAGAATAAGCCATCCAAAAACGGGTGACCCATATTTTTCAAAACTAATCTTATCTAATCTACTTTGGTTTAACCTATAAATATATCTTTGGTCTGTCGGTTTTGGTGGTACATTTACATAAGGTACCACTGTTTGTTCTCCGTTAATTAAAAAATTAGAATATCTATTATAATACTGCATAGTTATTACCCTCTAAATTCTTTTTTGAAATTGAACTCATCATCAGGTATTGATGTACTTTGCCATAATTTCAAAAGTTTATCTCCATCTGTTTGGTTTAATGGATCTTGTTTTTTATATGATACTTTTCTTTCTTTATTTTTCAAGTCAGATTGATAATTAGTTTTTACTTTTTTATAAATTTCTGAGTTTTCAAACGCATCAAACCCATCTTTTTTATAAGAGTCATTTTGTTTTTTATATTTTTCAAATAATGACTTAGGTGGGGTACCAACAAAAATAGTAGCACTCGGAGACCCTAAATCTCTACATATAATAGTTTTTAAATACGTTTCTAGCCTACCAGCATCATTTGATTCTTTTACCACTTCATATAGTTCTTCAACAAATTTATCACAATTATCAAGAATTTCTTTACCGAAAATCATAAAAAATTTATTATCACTTTGTATATTTTCAGGGTTTTCATAATCCAAATTTGGAATTATAAAATTATAATCTTCATTAAAAACATATATTGGTATTGTATAAGTAGGGGTTGTAATACCTGTTGGTATTAACTTATTAAATAATTCATCATTATATTTACCGTAATCTAAGATCATCTTATCAACATCTTCTTTATACTCTGTCATTGATGATCCCGATAGTTCATATATTATTGGCCTATTTTGATTATTTTTATATCCGTCTCTTTCTCCTGCAACATAATTTATTTTATCAATTAAATTAACTAATTTAAGTTCATTTTTCATCGCCCCGTCTATTGATCGTTTTAATTTATCAACATATTCCCCTCTTTTTGTGTCAATTTTTTCTTTAATTTTTCTTTTTAACTCTCTTATATCTGAGTTTTTAAAATTCAAGTCTTGTATCTTATATAAAGCAGGACATTTATCGTTATCAACATCTTCTTTAGCCTTATCACATAACCCATCTACTTTTGATTGTATATCAACGGGATACCCATATATTTTAACGTTATTTGATGTCGTTCCTTTTATTTCACCTTCTATATATTTTCTATCTTTAGTTAATAAAATAACCCCACCATATAGCAACTCATTATTTATACTTTTCAATGATTCATATGTTGACGTATAATACTCTTGTGTGTAATCAACAAACTGACCAAAAACCTCTTTATATTCTATATCACCAGTAATTGTATTACCCGTTGGGTCAGCCACTTGTGTTAATATTGTACCAATAGTTGTTTGCCCATTATTTTCGTCAGGTCTTGTTAAATCAGTAAGTATACCTAAAGAATCTTGTGCAATGTCAATTAATTCTGCTGTTAATTTTTTATCTACGGGTTCTGTTTCTTCAGCCCTTTCATCATAAACTTCAGTATTTGCATAATAGTTAAAAGAAAGTGCGTTTTGTAATTGTTCTATTGGTTGTTTTAATCCTTGTCCACCAATAAAATTAAAATTTAATGAAACATCAGCAATCATTGGTTGAACACCAATTCCCTCAGGATTTAAATCAAATGGAACTTCATCATATTTTAGAGTTAAACTATCTATTATTACTTTGGTATGGAAAAAGTCCCCAATTCTTAATACACAAACAGGTGGTGCACCAAACGCGGTGTTAAATGCATCTCCATAAACTAGTGTCGTTTGATTATTGTTTTTTTGAACTGCAGGTATAGTATCTCCAGGTCTCATACATTGTTGTAAAAACGTTAACCTTGAGTTTAACCCTTCAGGAGTAATGGAGTGAAATGCAGGATCAAAATGTCTTATTTTTTGTTTTATACCATCGTAGATCATAGGTTCGTTTTCCTTAATCATTTCAAAATAATCCGATTCTGTAAGCAATTTTCGTAACAACCTTTTAACTATATCTTGTCTAGGTTGAGGTCTACTAGTACTACTACTTGACTGTGGTTGTCCGTTTGTTGCCGTTGGAGTTTGAGTTACAGGTGCGTTTTCTTCAGCAGCATTAGGTGAAGGAGCAACACTTGACGTATCTGTTTGAGTAGTGTTTGTTGAATTACTGTTAGGTTTTTCAATTTCTTTTATTACAATATTGGTCACTTGAACAGTTCTACAAGCCATAGCATTTACTGAATATATTCCTGTTTGTTCGTTTGCATTATTACCTTTAAATTGTTTGTCACAATCGATTTTATTGTAATTTTTTTCACTAACATTTAAAGTTATAGCATCCCCTGCACTTTTATCTACTATTTTTAATATCTTTTTATCGTTAATATATTTTTTTAAATCAACATCCGTTTCTAACCATTTCTTAATAGACTCAACTCTTCTTTTACCTAATGTCTTATTTGCTGATTTACTACCCGTTGCAGATGCACCTCCTGTAAGTTCTAAAGTTAATTCACTATTTCCTTGACTTAAAAACTCCTTAATGTTTATTTTTAATTCATTAAATTTGTCATAGTTAGAAACTATAAAACTTTTAAAATCACTAATACCGTTTTTAGTGGCATCAATATAGTTAACAAAAAAATCAACATCTCCCTTATCAGCAGTAGTATCGTCTTGGTAATTTTCATTGTCGTAATTCACAATAATGTTTTTCGCCTTAAAAGGATAATCACCATCAATTACATTTAAATATGTATTATATAATGTATTATACTCAGTATCGTCTTCGCCACCAGGTACACTATCTTCAAAATATAATGCAACTTTATTAATATACTCCCCAAAATCTTTTGTGGTACCCCCACCTCCGACAGAGGATGATGACGTTTGAGTAGTGTTTGTTGGTGGTAGTTCAGATATTGCTTGATTAAACGTGTCGGTATTTTTTGTACTTAATATCACATCATAAACATCACTAATTGAAAACTGTGCATATTTTTTTAACAATTCATAAATGTCATATTTTAAACATCCCGCAAAAAATGAATCTACAATTTTTGTTAATTTAGATTCCGGTGATGTTTTTGCTAACTCTTTATTCACAATAAGATTTAAAGTAGATGGATGATCTACCAAAATTTTCCAACTTAAACTTCCCGATCTAGATGTGTTACTATAGGTGTAGACAGGTTCAGTCCTACCTAAAAAAGTATGGTCAGTCCATTGAGTTTTAACACTTTCATCGAATGTTAAGTCGTACGGTGGGAACCACATTATCCTTCCACCATTAGGACCTATTTCACATGTCGGTAAATCTTCTACGGTAAAACCAGGTCTATTAGATGAACGCCAAGCAAGGTTTTCTAAAGAAAACATATATTTTTTAACTCTTTTGTTTGTTTCATCTAAACTTGTTGAATCATTACCCTTCATTGGTGCAATATTCAAGTTGTAAGTATTACTTAATACTGAGTTTTGAAATTTACGTATATTACCATCTGTTTTTTGTAGATCACTATAAAGGTAGTAAGGATTGTCTTTTGTAAAAACTCGACAATACTCATACCCAACCACTCCATTTTGATCCGTTGACCCCACCGAATTTGGTGTTGTATATCTAATAACTCTAGAACCTTTTGTTAATTCTATATTTCCATCGTTAAAAACTTTACTAACTTGACTTATAGCATTTCCTACGTGTCTTTGTTTAAATATACCTTTAGCCTGTTCACCTTTCAGTACTAATTGATTTGTAACATCTAATATTGAATCTGGTCTAAAACTATTAAAATCCCCAGCTAATGTACTTTGTAATCCAAGATTAAATGCCGGTCCTTGATCTGTTTCACCAAATACTTCGTTATTGTACCCAATTTTTTTATTAATAGTTCCACTATTTGAAGATCCCCAAGTAAACCCTCCAAAAATGGTTCCAGTGTCAGTACCATTAGGATTATTTGCCCCGTCATAGTAACCTCTAGTTGTTAAACCAAAGAAGAATCTCTCACCAACACTTTGACCCTTATATGTCTCATAGTCAGCACCTAATCCTCCGTGTCCAAAAACCGCAGCCTCTGTGTTATCACCATATCTATTTAATGGCTGTTGATCTATTGGTGTTATACTCTTTAAGAAAGTTTTTCTATCCCCAACATAAAAAGATGGTTTTGGTGCCAAAAGATTTGGGTCTCTTAATGAGTTTAGTCTATAATCAGGTCTATATGAGTTATATGATAATTGCTGAAATAAAAGATCACTAGTTGCGTTAGAAGTGTTTGCTAAAAATAATTCAGACCCACTTTCAATATTTAAACTGGTTATTTTATTTATTGTCCCTAATGCCGATCCCACAACAGCAGCTATTGGATTTTCCAATAACTGATTGACGAGTCGTTTTTTAGGATAATCAAAATATTCTCCAGGTATATAAGAATAAGGGGAATAAAGACCCGCAAGTTTTGCGGCAAAATTAATTCCCTGACCTAATAATAAATCGGGACTTGTAACTGAATAGTCTCTTGCCAATAATGGAATATTTCCTGAAATTATACCGATAGCATTAAAAGGATCGGTATTTGGTTTTGCTGATATGTTTCCAGTATCAGTATTTATTGACGTATTAAAGGCGTTAACCCTACTTACGGTTTGTTGTAATAGTTCTAACGCAACTCTTGCTTTAAATTCTGTTTGTAATTTTTCAGCACCTAATTGAGCCAAACTTGAATCATTAGCAAGTGTACCATCACTTCCTTGTGGATCGTTTTGAAGTAAAATATCATAAGGTGTATACTGAGAAGGAACAAATATAAATGTGGTGTTACTATCTGCGTAAGGTAAAAATGTTCTTTCTATTAGACTAGTAACATCCGTTATTGTTACTTCTTCATAATTACCATCACCATTTACATACTTATTATCACCATATGCTTCATTTTGTGATTGTTGTGAAGATAAAGATGGTGGAGACAAAGCGTAATCATATTGTCCTTGATTTGAGGTGGTTTGTAAATTTGAATTAATTATTGTGTTAATTTCATTTCCGTACCCATTATCACTTTCAGGACCATATTCATTTGCAACATACAATTCATTTCTAATCTGATCGTTTGTTTTTGTTACGGTCATAGTTAATGGACCGTATTCACCCTGATTAGAATTTGATATTAAATCAGTATATATGGTAGCATTAATTTGATTACCATAACCATTATCATCTTCAGGTCCAAACTCATTAACAACGTACATATCATTTCTTGACTGATCCGCAGTTTTTGTAACGGTCAACGTTAAAGGTCCGTACTCCCCTTGATTGGATGAGGTTTGTAAGTTAGAATCTAATATACCATTTATTTGATCTCCATAACCATTTGAACCATCAGGACCATATTCATTTAATACATAAAATATATTTCTTGATTGTTCAGTACTTCTTTGTAATGACCAAATAATAGGTCCGTACTCACCATTATTAGATGTAGACTGTGAATTTTGGTTTATATTAACAGTATCACCATAACTCGTACTATTTGCAGGTCCATATGTGTTATTAGTATAAAGTATGACTTCTTGGAAATTTCCAATAGTTTCTAATTTAGATCCAATAGAGTCCGACACATCGTATTCACCTACGTTTGATGTTGATTGTAAATTTTGATTTATATCAACCGTATTACCATAACTATTAGTTCCTTGAGGACCATATAAGTTATTGGTGTATAATATCACCTCCTGTTGATTTCCTGCCAGTTCTAACCTACTACCAATAGTATCTGTTATATCATATTCACCAATATTCGTATTAGTTTGAAAATTTTGATTAATATTTACGGTATCCCCATAACTTGTTTGGTTTTGTGGACCATATAAGTTATTCACATAAAGTAATGTTTCTTGGTTTTCCCCTTGAAGTTCTAATTTAGATCCTATAGATTTTGAAAAATCATACACACCCTGATTTGTTTGGGTGTTTAAATTTAAATTAATGTTTACGATATTCCCATAAACCTCATCACCGTTAGTTGGACCATATTGGTTTTTATTATAAAGAATTTCTTCTTGGGTTTGACTAATAACGTCAATAGACGGTGAATCAATAACCGAATAATCAATTAGTGTAATATCACTAATGCCAGGTATGTCGGTTGATGTAAACGATTGATTTACGTTATATGGTTTTAAGTTTCTAACCAATAACTTTTTTCTAAAATTCTCAGAAGAGTCAAATGATAATGGGCTTTCCATTCAATTTATATTTTTTATATAAATAGGTTGAATGGTATTTTTATTTAAGTTTAAAATTTAAAACTCCTTGTTTTTTCATTTCATCACTTAATTGATACATAACTTTCATCATTTCATTTTTCAACATTGCTGGATCTAATGAATTTGGTACTTTTGATGCATCTATGGTTATAGTGAATCCTCCTGATAAATTTTGCGTATTTGTGGTGTTAATATTAGTATTCGTGGTACTATTTGTCATTACTTCAGAAAGTTTTGTTGGTTTTTCGCCTAAAGTATTTTGTAATGTTGCACTTGTCATATTTTTAAATGGATCTCCATATTCCTTTAATAACGATTCCGTCATTGGCCGTGATCCCCTTATTTCTTCTCTTGACATTTCAAAAGTTTTATCTAAATCGGGACCAACCGCCACTTGATCTCCCACTATACCTTCATAAATTTTACCTTCAGACATAATTTTTGGAGCACTACCTGATCCAGGAAAAAATCCATCTTCTATTTTAACAATGGGGTTATTAAAAATTGCTCTTTGTAATAAAGCTATTATATTACCCATATCTTTTTCTAAATTACCATTATTAATATATTCACTAACTTTAGTCTGTGCCGTTTTTAAATACTCTAACACATCATTTACCGGTAATTTATCTTCAATTTTAGTTATAACATTTTTAGTTGCTTCCGCAAGTTTTGTCAGCGTTTCAACAGAACTTTTTCCTTGTTCAGGCGTAGCCTTTAAAATCAAAGCATCTCTAATTTGTATTAATGTATTATTTTGTCTTTCGGCGGAACTTAAAAATTTCTCATTAAACGCATTTTGATTACCATCAGGTAAAGGCGTTTCTCCTTCTTGAGTCTTTTTTTTAAGTTCTTCAATTTGTTTTGAAGTTATTTCTGATGTTTTAACCCAATTATCAGTACCAGGAAGTTTAACTTCATATTTACCTTCCTTACCCATTGTCGATAATGATGCAACAAACTCCTTATCTTCTTCACTAATATTACCAGCCCATTTAGTTTTCCCAAGCGCATCCATTTTTTTAGCAGATTGTGTTGCGATACTAGCCAAATCTTCCACACTTTCACCCGTTTTTTCAGCAAGTATTCTTAACGCTTTCTGTCCTTCTCTAGAAATTTTAAATTCACCATTTTCGTCAAGTTCGGCAAAAGATGACGCAGATTTTGTAAGTTTTTCTCTTAATTCTTCAACACTAGCACCCATATTTGAAAATGGGTCCCCAAATTGAGCGGCAAATTCTCCACCTAACATTTGCATTTCACTAGCAAATTCAATTGCATTATCAGGATTCATAAAGTCATCATATAATTTAAAAGCAGATTCTATACCAACACCCAAACTTTGAGCCTTTGCAGCCATCTTTGTTAGTCCTTCAACACCATCTTTAAATGTATATGCCGATGACTTTTTCACGTTTTCTTGAACTACTTTAGTGAGTTGTCCAGCGTTAACTCCATATTTTCTTGCAGATTCCCCAATAGTTCTAATCATTTTAACTGCCGCTAATTGAGATAATCCAATTTTATTAAACTCTCCCGCCATTTGAGCGACTTCCTTTGTTGATATTCCAAATTCTTTAGAAATTTTAATAGCGTTTACTATTACCTCATCCTGTATTGCAGGAACCTTTCCTGTTTGTGTGGCAAAGGCTTCTGCATAATCAATAACATCTTTTGTTGATCCTCCGATTTTAACAGTTTGTTTATAAACATTCATCATAGATTTTTCTAATGATTGTGAATACCCCGCAATATTAGATGCAAGTGACCTACTTGTTTTAACTGCCTGATCTTCTAATTCAGTAAAAAATGATTGGAAATAACCAATATCTAATGATGATTTTACGGCATTTTTAAACCCTTCAAGATATTTTTCATAACCAAATTTTTCTGTTCCGGAACCGGCATATCCCGCTTCAGAAGCCTCACCCTGAAATAATAACATAATTTTCTATTTTATAATAAATAGATTGTTTTTTAGTTTTAAGAATTTTCTTCTATTAGTTTGTTAACGAAATATTTTCTCTCATAGGTCGGTATACGTAAGATATCAAAATATGAAAAATTTGCATATTTTGATAAATAATAAATTTCGTCTAATAGATTTTTTTTGTAATTAGAAGAAAGGACGAAAAAATTCAGCCCCAAAAGCAACATCAATAGTTACTTTTTCTCCTGACGGGGCTATAATAGTTCTTTCTAAATCCAATTTAGGTTCGCATTTTGACATGGTATTTCTTATGTGTTTTGAATCTGCAATCGGCATTTGATACACAAATCTTACAATTTTTTCTCTATCCCTATCCCCATCTAATTCTATAATTTGTTTCTCCAATCTTTTTGTTACAACAGGTACTGTCATATTTGGTGGATATGATTCTCTTAATTTGTCTAACTCTTTTTGGTCACCTAAATTTAAAATCCTACATTTAACAACAGATCCACTTTTTGGTAAGTTAATTGTAAACAACCCGTCTTCACTTGGTTCCAATTCAGGTTTAATATAATTTAACTCATCTAAAAGAATTGTTTGTTCAAAATCCCTACTTGTTGCAGGATCTTTAATTTTAAAGATATAATCAGACCCAAAAGAAGTGTTTCTTAAAAAGATAAGAATTGCTTGAACATCAACATCAATTAATTGGTTTATGTCAAATCCAGGTTCATAAATTTTATTTCTTAAAAGTGTATTTATCAGTCCGTCTTTTGTTTGATTTGGAGATAACAACACGTTTTCATCCTCCGCAGTTAAATACCCAACCTTTATTGATTCTTTTTTTTGTGTATAAAACTTACCTTTTGATGGTAACGAAACCACGTCGTGTGGTAATGAAAACATTTCTTGTCCATAAATTGATGCGTCGCTCATAGTTTTTATTTTAAAAATAATTTATTTAAAAGGTATGTAAATAAAAAAATCCCACATTTCTGTAGGATTCTCTTGAATATTTAATTTTATTTTAGTACACCAAAATACATCTATCAGGTCTAAGCGTAGCCTTAACGGTAACTAACTTATCTGAGTCATAACTTAAAGAGTCAAAATCAACACCTGTTAAAAATGTACCAATAAGTAACCACTTTTCAACCGCAACACCTGTTGGGTCTAACATTTCAAGTGTGATGTCTTTTTTGTATCCGGCAGCATAACCCATACGACCTGTAACAGATTCAGCATGTAAACGAACCCATTCCATAAGTGCTTGTGAAGCAGAAGGTCCGATTGGATCACGAAAAGTAACATCCATAGGTTCCCAATTGAATTTACCTGCAACATACGTTTCAGTATTTAAAAACGGAATCGGAACCTCATTAATTTTAATTTTAGGTCTAGTTGTTGATTCAACATACCAAGAGTTAATCCCAAGTGAATTTGGGAAAGAAAGTATAAACCTGTTTTGTCTTTTAGGTTCGTACTGTAAAGGCATTTTCATTAATAAGTCAGCCATGTCTATTTGTTTTAAAAAATTTTATTTTATTTATAAATATTAGTTCGTTTAATTTTTTTCTATTTACTTTCTAGTTTTTAAAAATTATATATTATATATAAACTAGAAAATAATTATATTAATTAACTTTTCTTTTTTCTCCTCCTTTAGTTAAATATATATCTACTGGTTTTTCTGGATATTCTTTTTCTAAAAACCCTGATATCTTTTCTATGTTTCTTGGGTCATCGTCTGAAAACCCAATTTTTGGTTCTTTATTTAACATATCATTTTTGAATAATCCTTTTACCCCAATCTCATTTGAAAGTTCTTTACAGTATGAAATGAAATGTCTTAAAGCAATTATTTTCCCTTCTTCGGGATTTGATGCTGAACCACCTCCGAAACCAGGATTTGTAACAGGTGCAAAATAACAAAGTTCTAAATAATCGTCTATAACTTCTTTATCTGAAAGTCCACTGGCATCTTGATCCATAATTAATGATATATATCTTTTTAAGTTCTCTACACATCTTTTTGAATCAATTCCTTGATGGTTACTAATAATAAGGTTATATGTTGCTTCTTTCATTACTTCAGGGGAATGTCCTCTTGCTGTAATTATTGCAAATACGGACCCACCATTTATACATTCCACAAAATCTCCCCAAGACGGACCTGTTTTTGCTAACATACAATCAGTTAAAAAGTTTTTATCACCCTCTACTGTAAAATTACGATAAGGATTATTTGCATAACCAATAATGGTTTTACCTTTATATTCAAAATTTTCATTACCGATTTGACCTCTATATTCTGCAAAATCTTCTGTACTCATTTTTACCTCATCATCATTATCGTCTAAAACAATAATAGTTGTCGGCATAAATAAAATATTGTCGTCCCAGTCAAAAGCATAATATTTTAAATCAGGAACTCCTTCTTCAGAAATACCTTCTTTAACAATCTTGAATACTTCATTTCTAATTAGTCTTTTTAAGTTCATAATCATTTTTTGTAATATTCTAAAAGCCTTTCAAGCTGTTTTTCAGTTATAATAATGTTTTGTTTTTTTTCAGAGTATGATTTTTTACCCTCATTTTTATAACCCAAAGATTCTTTAATTAATTTTTTTGTAATTTTCATAACTTTTATTTTGATCCGTATATTCCACTCACTTCAAATGGAGATTTTTTAAGTATTGGTTTAGGGGTTTCCCTATTTGTTGGTATTTGTTGTAATGGTTTTGTTTGTAATGGTTTCATATTAGATTGAACCTTTACATTTTTAATTTTATTTAAAAATTCTTTTAAATTTCTTTTAAAACTATTTTTAAATTCGCTTACAAAAATTTCATTAGTTGGTGCTTTAGATAAGTGATTTAAATCACTAATAAATTTTAATATAATAGTTATATCTTCTCGTGATAACGTAGTTAATCTTTGTGACCTTGAGAACTTCCCTAATCTATCTTCTATTTCACGAAAATTTAACGGAGTTAATTTCATTACGTAATTAATGTTTGTAATTTTTTGAATAAACTCATTAAACATTTTAGTTATAAGATATTTTACTTTATCAGCATCATCATAATCTTCGTCATATGTTCTTTTAAAAATGTCTGATAATATATTATTAGCATCTGTCATTAACCTCAACAAATATTCTTTATCATATTCTTCAAGTTTATCATATTTTTCAATTTTAGGTGTTGGTGTTGATTGTTCTTTAATCACACGTTTAACAATTCTTGATAAATCATTTTCTGTTAATCTTATAATTTTTTTCATATTTTTTATTTTATAAATATAAGTGGGAGTAGTTTCCTACCCCCACATTTTTATTATTAGATGTTATCAAACGATGCCCCTGTTGGAGTAATGATGAACTCGATGTCGATAAATTCAAGTGCTCTTGTAGGTTTCAAGAAGATTTTACCTGTAAGAGTGTTTGAGTCAAGATCCTCAGGTGTGTTTGAAACTGTCACACGGAAATCAATTAAACCTCTATCTCTTCTGATTGAATCTAAGATTGGGTTAACTGAATCCAAGAAATCT